AGATGATATGGACTTGGATGAAGTTACTCCAGACGATAAGTGGAAGGTAGATTGGAAGACTCCTCCTAAGCTGGCTGACTTGAAGCTTGATTACCAAGAAGCAAACATGGTGCATGAGGCTCAGTGCAGTAAGATTGATGAATGGCTTGATAACATGCATGTGAGGGGTAAGGCTGTAGTTAAGACAGCCAAGAACTCTTCCAAGATTGTTCCTAAGCTTATTCGTAAGCAAGCTGAGTGGAGATATCCTGCATTGACTGAACCATTTCTAAGTACAGAGGATTTGTTCAATATCACTCCTGTTACTTGGGAGGATAGAGATGCTGCTAAACAGAATCAGATTGTGTTGAATAACCAGTTTAATACCAAGATGAACAAGGTTACGTTCATTGATAACTATGTACGTGCTGGTGTTGATGAAGGAACCATTGTTGCTCGTGTTGGTTGGGAGTTTGAGGAAGAAGAGTATGAGAAAGAGGTTCCTCAAGTAGAGTTCAGGATGAATCCAGAATACATGGAGATACACCAACAACTTGAACAGTTGAAGATGGATTCACCAAGCCAATACGCTACAGATGTGCCTGATGAATTGAAGATGGCACATGATATGTCTATGGAGTTAGGCCAGCCCATTGAACCTGTAGTATTGGGTACGACAATGGAGAAAGCTGTACGAGTAGTGAAGAATCAACCTACAGTTGAAGTGTGTGATTACAGGAATGTGATTATTGATCCTACCTGTAAGGGGGATATCTCCAAGGCTAACTTTGTGATTTATAGGTATGAGTCTTGTTTGTCTGAACTACGTAAGGCAGGTAAGTACCATAACCTAGAGAAGATCAATATCAAGAATGTCAGTGTCCTTGCTGAACCTGATCATGCTACTCCTGAAGGTAGTAAGAACTTAACCTACAATGACAATGCACGTAAGAAGTTTGTCGTGTATGAGTATTGGGGTTATTGGGATATCAATGATGAGGGTAAGACACAACCTTTTGTATGCTGTTGGGTTGGTGATGAAACCATTCGTATGGAGGAGAACCCATTCCCAGACAAGAAGCTTCCCTTTGTAGTGGTACCCTATCTGCCTGTTAAGAACAGTGTTTATGGTGAACCTGATGGTTCACTGCTGGAAGATAATCAGAAGATCATTGGTGCTGTTACACGGGGTATGATTGATATTCTAGGTAAGTCAGCGAATGGTCAGACAGGTATCCGTAAGGATATGCTGGATGTAACCAATAGACGTAAGTATGACTCAGGACAGGACTATGAGTTCAATCCTCAGGTAGACCCTCGACAGGGTGTACACATGCATGTCTTCCCTGAGATACCTGCATCTGCTCAGTTTATGCTTGGCTTGATGAGTCAGGATGCTGAGTCCATGACTGGTGTGAAAAGTTTCAGTCAAGGTGTCAGTGGTCAGTCATTGGGGGATGTAGCTGCAGGGGTCAGAGGAGCACTGGATGCAGCTTCTAAGCGTGAGTTGTGTATCCTGCGTAGGTTGAGTCAGGGCATCATTGAGATCGGTCGTAAGATCATTGCCATGAATGCTGAGTTCCTTTCCGATGAGGAAATCATTCGGGTATCCAATGAACAGTTTGTGGCTATTCGGAGAGATGATCTTCCCGGTAACTTTGACTTGAAGTTGTCTATCTCTACTGCAGAGGAAGATAACAACAAGGCACAGGAATTGGCTTTCATGTTGCAGACAGTCGGTAACAGTATGGATACTGGTATGTTTACTATGATCCTGTCTGATATTGCTCGACTACGTAAGATGCCTGACTTGGCTAAGAAGTTGGAGAAGTATCAACCTCAACCTGATCCGTTGGCTCAACAGAAAGCACAGTTGGAGATTCAATTGCTGCAAGCACAGTTGGCTAATGAGATGGCAGATGCTCAGTTGAAACAGGCTAAGGCAGGTACTGAACAAGTCAAGGCTGGTAATATCAAGGCAGATACTGATATCAAGAACTTGGACTTTGTGGAACAAGAGTCTGGTGTTAAACAGGAACGTGCTAAGGAGTTGCATGGTGAACAGGCACGTAGCCAGATGAAACTGAAGGAGATGGAGAGAAACTTTCAATTAGAAGATCGTGGTTATGATATTGCTAAGGAGTATATGAAGCTGCAAGCTGGACGTAGCTAACTATTCCATAATGGGAAAGGGGAGGATATACTCCCCTTGTAAATAACTCCAACTGAGAGGCATAAGCCAAATGAGTGAGTACCAAGTAGAACAATTGCAGCATAGTATTAAAGCTGCACAGGTTAAGGTGGATTTAGCACAGTCACTGGAACGCCTACGTAAGAATAGAGACTTCCATGCTGTGATTACTCAAGGGTATTTGATTGAAGAAGCATTGCGTCTTGTGTATCTGAAAGCAGAACCTGCTATGCAGACTCCTATGAATCAAGCTTCCATTGAGAAGCAGATTGATGCCTTGGGTGGTTTAAATTCTTTTCTGACTACGATTGAATTCCTGGGACGACAAGCAGCCCGTACTATCGAAGCAGACAATGAAACACTGGATTGGATTCGTCAAAACCCTAATGGAGAAGAACAATAATGACTACTGAAACCATTGAAAGCACTGAGTCTATTGAGACTCCTGAGGTTGTTGAAACTCAAGACTTCTTGAGTATGTCTGATGAGGATATCTCACAACACAGTTATCCTCCTGAAGCCGCTGCTTCTACAGAGACTCCAGAAGAAGTCACAGGAGAACAACCTGAGACTCCAGAACAAGAAACCACTACAGAGACTCCTGAAGTTGAGACTACAGACCCAGACTATAAGGCTGAGTATCAACGTCTGTTGGCTCCATTTAAAGCCAATGGTAAGGATATCCAAGTAACTTCTGTAGATGAAGCCCTTACACTTATGCAGATGGGTGCTAACTACAATAAGAAGATGGCAGCACTTAAACCTAATCTTAAGGTATTGAAGCTGCTTGACACTCATGGTTTGTTGGATGAGAATGAGCTTAATTTCTTGATTGACCTAAAGGGGAAGAATCCTAAGGCAATTATGAAGTTGGTGAAAGACAGTGGTATTGACCCCATGGAAATGGATGTTGATACTGCTGAAGGTTACAAACCCAATGTACGTACTGTAAACGAAAAGGAAATGGCACTGGATGATGTTATTGCTGAACTCAGCGAAACACCATCGTATTCCAAGACCATTGACGTTGTTGGTACACAGTGGGATGAACCAAGTAGGAAGATTGTTGCTGAGAATCCTCAACATGTTAAACATACCAATTACTGCTAAGTCTAGAGGCACTAAAATGATATTGGTATCATCATCAGTATCTCCAGTAGTATAGTAACCCCCAATAACTTTATAATTACAGGTTAAATCCAATACCTGAATTTCCTCATATTGGGTAAGTGATACTTGTTTCCTATATAACATAGAAGATACAGACTGACTCACAGGTACCATCGTAGAACCGTCTTCAGTGTATTCCATAGATGTTATTGAAAAAGAAGAAGAAGTACTCCCATACACACCTACAGCACCTATAACACCAGTAACCAATCTACGATATAAGCCACGATTAGTAAGGGATGTGGTTAATTTAGCATCTTTTATTACAATGCTCTTCTTAACTAAGTTTTCTATTGTTAAGGATGCAATAAGAGCAGTTGCATCTAGATATGTGACTTCCCCTCCTAAGCCAAGGAACATATTATTGAAGTACTCATAGAGATACTTCTGTTCTAAAGGATTAGTGGTTTCTGGAGGTACTCCAAATAGGAGTACTGCTTGAATAACGTCACCTATATCTGGATTCTCAGATATGCTATCAGATAAGGTATCTAAGTCTAAACCGATACGTTTAGCTAATCGTTTAGACGTTATGTACTCTTCTGACTCAGTGTCTGCAGTAATTGGTGTGAAATTATTACGAAAGTGAATCCAAGGGTAATACGTACCTGCACTTATAGCCTCACCATCAAATAAATCATCCAGAAGAGGATATGTGCCTGCACCTTTCTTGTACATAAAGTATTTAGTTACACCACCAATAACATATTGTGCGTGGAAGTACTCATCTGTAACTACATACCATGTAGGAGTTAAGTCTGTAGTTATGATCAGAGTTTCAGTATGAGATTCATACGTATCAGGTAATGGGTAGTTATTGATAGTCACTCTCCATGTGTAATTGATTTCTAAGCCAATAGCAGTAGCTCCAGCATCTACACGTAACCTGCAATTCCCCTCTAGGTTTCTTAAAGATTCTTCAGAAGTATTGTCTAACATGTCTTGAGTAAGAATCAGAGATTTATAGGTAAGTGTAACAGGCCACCCTTTTGAAATGGTAAGCACACTAAGTTCTTCAGTAGTAGCATCATAACCATAATCTTCTAACAATAGGGTGTTAGCCACATGGTAATAGTTAAGATCACCAAAAGTAGAATAAGACATGACTACTTCAGCCTCCTCAATAACATCCTGGATTACAGTCTCTACTTCAGCAGCACCAGTTACAGAGGTGAGTGGGTACCCTTGAGGTAAACCATGGGTATACATGTTCTTACCATAGGTGTAATAGTTACGTCCTTTGAATGCCAACCCATCAGTCATAGCAGTATTGATAGACTCCATTATATCTTTGTTCAACAAAGCTGCCTCAGCAGCACCCTTCTTTATGGCAGATGGTATAAGGTCATCTGTGATTACCCTAGAGATGGAAGTACCAACGTATCTTTTTCTGGACATGATGATTACTCGTAAAGATAAAAAAAAAGGAGCCTAAGCTCCTTTTAGTGTACATGAAAAATCAAGGCTCAGGAGGCGGAGGCACGGTAGGCATGGTAGTAATACCAATACCATTCAGTAGTTTCTCTACTGAT